AAGCATGAGTATTCTTAGCTTTAACATTTAAACCAGCATTTTGCAATATGGTTAAGTCAGTTCTACCACCAGCAGAAGTTTTACGTTGTCTTGAAGCTGGGTCTGGGTAAATCACCATTTTAGTTTTAGGGTATCTGCTTAATAGTTCATCAATAAATTCATCAGTATTTGAACTATAAATAACTATCTCATCAAAGACATAAGCTATGTCGTTTTTAACATGGAATAGACAAGCTGACATTGGGTCTATGTTAAAGTCCAAGCCAATATGAATAGTCGCATCTTTGTCATACTTACATTCTTGGACATTATATTCTCTATCAAAGTTATAATAAACAACTCCTGAGTATGTTTCAAATGAAGCTAAATACTCTTGTCTAAAAGTACGTTCATCTAAATCTCTTTTGGCTTGTTCTATTTCTTCTGCATCAACTTGACCACCATCTAATGTTGTGTACTTAAATGACTTCCATTCTGGGTCATCTCCTAAACCCTTCTGGTATATCTCATAAGACCAGTTACCAAATCCTCTAGGTGTTCCTATGAATAATACATTTCCTGTAACGTGTTTATCTGAGATTGTTGGTCGCAGAACTTCTGTCCAAGCTTCAACTGGTATATCTGCGTATTCATCTAACAGTAGGAAGTCCAATCCTACTCCTCGTAAGTTGTCTGGTGATTTATCTGCACCTTTTAAACTTATCTGACTACCATTCCTAAGCACTAATGTTAGTTCAGTTTCATTAGCATATTTAATCCATCTCTTTTCAGTTGTAAGTCTTTTAATTTGTTTCCACATAATCTCTTTAGACATTCTGTAAGTAGGTGCTACATAGAATATCTTTGAGTTAGGTTTTCTACTTGCAAATCTTAGTAGTTCATACATGGCTAGGTGTGTCTTGCCGAATCTTCTTCCAGTAATAAGAACTCTAAATCTCTTTGGACAAGTATATACATCTAGTTGTGGTTTACTAAATGGCATTAATAATTCCTCTTTGAATCAACTTTGTAATAACTTCTTCTTCCAATTTAACATCATGGTTATATCCTTTAGGAGTTCCAATGTGATGTACTTCTTCCATTGTATATCTGTTTTTAGTTTTAAAGAAATCAAATGCTGTAATAGTTACTTTGCATTGGCAGTGATTAAGTAGCCAGTAGATTGCAACAAAGCCAGTAGTTGGTCTGTAATAATTATATCTAATTGTCATCTGACTGTAATCGTATGTGTTCCATAGCCAAGCTTTTTTCTTAACCCAATCAGGCATACGTTCTGCTCTCTTACCATCTTTTTCAAAGTTTAATCTTACAATACATCTAATGTCAGGAATATCTTTAAGCATATTATGACCCTCATAGACTAGGTTGTTAATCCATACATCACAAGGTTTGTCTTGAACTCCAAGATTCATTCTAACTACTGAATTAAATTTAGTATAATCAATAGTTCCTATTTTCTCACCATTACCTATTAGTAAAACATTCTTGCCTTTAAAGTATTCGTATGGATTAAACATTTCTAATTACTGCTGTGTTAGGTTTTAAGTGTTGGTGCATTTCAATAGTGTATGGTTTGTGTAGCAAGGCAAATGATTTAACTCTATCGGCATCATGTACTACTACTGTGTCAGTATGTTCTAAGATATTGTTAAGATGTTTAATTCTATCTCTTACAAATTGTTCATGGTCTAAAAAGCACATTCCAAATCTTTGTGTTAATGGTATCTGTTGTTTAAAGTCTATTTGTATTTGCTGATAATGTGAACCAATTAAATAGTCAAATCTTCTAGCCCAGTTTATATCCTGCACAAATCCTATTAACTTAATTCCTTTTGACTTAGCTATCTCAACTAACAATGGTGTAGAATAATAACCACAACCAGTTTCCATTATATTTTCATTAGATTTTAAAGCTTCTTGGATTAATACTTGCTGATGTGTTGCGTAAATATCTATGAACTGTTTATCTTCCACCATATATCTATCTATGTTTTTCATACCCTGATTATCATTTGTTAACAAATAATCAACTTTAGATAGACCATGTTGTTTAAATGTATTCCAAATAGATGTTCCTATTTCTACTGCCTTCTCAAAGTCTCTATAAACTAAACAATCAATATGCGTATATCCTTTATCAATAGCTGTCTTTAATCGCTTGTTACCAAAGATACAAATTAAGCTATCACTTGCCCAAACTATTAATGGGTTAAATAAATTATCAATATCAGGTAATGTTTTTAATCGCCGATTTGCTAGATTGTCATTCAGGTATAAGTTATCTCGTTCTGATCTAACTTTTAAATGTAACCAATTATCAAACTGATTTGAATACTTAACGTATTTAATTGGTACTGCGATTATGTTTGGATTCCTGTTCTTGCTTACGAATCTTCTCTCTAATAATCTTTTTTCCATCTTCTCCTGTCCAATGAATTGTCTTGGCTATATCATTATTCTTGCCTAATCTTAAACCATGATATTCATTTGGTATTCTGTTTATCTTAAACTCATGTTGTACTTTAGCAAAAGCTTCTTGGTCTGATCTCTCTTGTCTCATCTCACATCTATCAAACCATTTTTTTAGAACTTGTTTATTGTTTATGCCGACTATTCCTGTTTGCCATCTATCTGATCTAACTGCATGGTCTTTGCTCATAAGGTAATCGCAGTCATCTAGCATATCAAACATATCAGATATATCTGCTTTGATTTCTATGTCGCAGTCTAACCAAATGATTTTATCTGCTGGTACTTTTTCAATAGCTTTAGGTTTATAGAACCAAGTTCTACCATCAGATGCAACTAGGAATGAATTAGGATATTGTTTTAAGAAGCCGAAGTTAGCTATGTATAATGGAATCTTTATGTGCTTATGGTAGCCATCTAAAAACCAATCAAGTATGTCTGTGAAGTTATTATCGCAACCAGTTACAAAAGCTTTCATAATTGAATCTTAACAGTATTCGTATAAACATTAAACCAGTCTGATGAGTAATCACAATTCTCATACTTCTCAAAATAACAACCACCTTCTGTAAAGTGTATGTTCTTAGCATTGGCATTGTATGGATATTCTCCAACTAACCAATTCCATTCTAAAGGTAATCCACCTACTTTATCAGTCCACTTAAACTGATGTAGTTCTAAACCAGATGCTTCATTAACATATTCTTTAGTGAGTGCTTTGCATTTAAAAGTATTCATTAGCATTAGACTAGACCAGTTCTTTTTTTCATAAACAGTTTGTATTTGATTGCCGAACTTAGATAAGTGCTTAGGTGTATAGTTGTGCTGACAACACATGACAGCATAATCATCATTTCTTAAATCCCATAGTTCTTTGATGTCTGCTTTAAACAGCATATCGCAATCTAGGAATAATGCCCAACCATTATAACCCATAAGATGAGGAACTATGAATCTGCTAAATGAGAACTCAGTAGATGATAAACTATTTCTTGGTCTGTTAAATGAATCTTGAATATTAGGTAAATAGATTGGTGTAAATGATACTGGTACTGAACTATGTCTTAGTATGCTTTCAGTTAGTATATGGTAAGCTATTTTTTCTTTGCTATCATATCCAATAAAGACATTAATCATTGGACTGTAGTTTTTTTAATTCAATATCCTTTGCTTGTACTTCCTCGTTTAATCTGTCTATTTCTTTTTTAAGATTATAAATGATTACTTCAAGATCGTTTGTTCCTCGCAAACTTTTATCTAGCATCTTTGGTTTCTTTCGCCCACACATTTGATTCATTTCTTTTTGTTTTGATAAGTTCTTAAATATCTTCTGCCCAAAGCCACTGCTTCAGATTTGCTTTTACCTCTATAACCCCAAGCTTCTAAGCTTAGTTTTAATCTTGTTTTACGACCCTTAGAATCAAATAGTCTGCCTTGACTACTACCCATTCTAACTAGGAATGAACCTTTGCGTCTATACTCAGTTAAAGTATCTGGTCTTGATTTAACTGGTGGTCTTAGATTGCCACCTGTTGCTTTGTTATATCTTCTTCTGCCAGATGCACTTAAACCACCTCTTGGGTTCTTATCTCGTTTTAATAAACTAAATTTACTCATACTTTTTTAAGTTTAATTTTATTGGTGCTTGTTTTTTAACTTTTAAGTTATGCTTCTTCATAAGCAAATCAACAATGCACTTATGACAAGCTTTGATATGTTGTTCAAGTTTGTTGTTCATTTCTCTTTTACAAAATATACATTTACTTGCCATCTTCAACTTTCAGTTCAATAATTTCTTTTGGTTCTTCGTGTTCTATGATGTCATAGATTGGCAAAGGGACATTGTCATCAGTGTTTTGTATCTTATCGGTTTGTCCAAGATATACCCTGCCTAGCCACATAGCCATTATGCTTGACTTTAGTTTAGTGGCTATATCAAATTGAGTTTTTCTAATCTCTTGTTTTGCTAGTGCAACCCCCTGTTCCCATGCTTCCTGTGCTGATTCGTTTCTATTAATAGTAGATTCTGAACAACCAATTATTTTGCCTATTTCTGCTTTAGTACACATATAACTAGCCATAGTTTTAACTTGTTCTAATATTTTAGGTGTAAATTCAAAATTGGGTCTCCCTACCTTCTTAGGTTCATCTATTACTAGTGTATTCTTGTCCATATTAACCGACTATGTTCGTTAAATGTTCTATTAAGCTTTTTTTAACGATTTGTAAAGGAACTCTAGTAGATTCTGGTTTTGGTATAGTACATGG